TTTTTAACATTCTCAAACAACCTAACCCGTCCCTCAAACCACCTATTAAGGTGATCCTCCGACCACTTAACACGATATGGTTTCATTATGTGGTAATACTTGGTGTCTTTATACGGCACACCCTCTTCTATCTGTTTGTAAAAACTATCTTGGACGTGGTTTCCTCTATCAAGCGAGGCGAGTTCTACACGCTCAAGAAAAGGACTCTTAAAACAAAGACCCCATAGCCTTCGTGGGTGAGGATCCCCTTCTAATGGAAGCTCGTCAATAAACCCCACCTCTTCCCACCCTTTAAAGTAATTCCTGATGTCCGGAACGTCGGCACTTGCCCAACACGCTTGTTTACTTCTCTTCTCTGCGGTTACTATTATGCAGTAGCGGGTTTTGTACTGTAATTTGTCCAGGTAATCCAACCAATCATTGATCGTAAAATAGTAGTGTGCGTTAGCCAGCACGGTGTAATCGGCAAGCGGAAGTTTATCTATACAGTCTTCCATCTTAGAAAGTACAAACTTGTAGTGTTTCCCATGATCGTCCCGCCATTTCTCACCCTTTTGTACTGCCTCCTCGTTAAAGTCCACACCAACTATCTGTCCAAACCCCATACTCTCCGCCTCATTTAAAAACAGTCCGGCGTTACACCCCATGTCTATAAATGTTCGTTCCTTGTTCATTTCTTTTATAAAAGGTTTAACGAAATTGTTGAACTTCCCCTCATTCCAAAACTTACTCCCAATTTCTCCTAAGTCACGTTCGGTGTATGGGAACCCGTCTAAATGCTGGTATACCTCAAAAGGTTTCATTCTATGCCCTCCAGACAGTCCGTGGCGAACACAAACTCTGTATCCGAATGTAATCTCGTTAAGTTACTAAAACATCGCCCCAGGTCATTTTTAGTCCCGTAGATGTGTCCGTGGAGTCGTAAGTCGGTGTCTAGTGGGAACGATTCGTTTAAAAGATAGTTGTACTGATAAAACCTTTTAGGTCGTGGCATTATCTTATCCCTATCTATTGCACCCCACCAGCCTTTTTCGTCCAACACTTTTACTACGTCTTCGTTCCATCGCCAATGTGGGGGACAAAAACCATTAACAAAAGGAAGTCCGTCTGCGTCAAACTGCAAACCCATGTGGGTTAGTAAGAAACCAAATTCCTTATAACTAATGTCTGATACCTCGGATCCTCCGTGGTGGAGGGCATGGGGTATTATCTGCAACCAGTCTAAGTTTTCCTTAATTACTTTTAAAAAGTCTTCCCTTACTAGAGACGCGCCCCAGTCTTCTTTTTTGTCACACGCAACGGTGAATAGGGACACTTTAAAGTTAGGGAAATGTCCCTTTAGTTTTAATAAAAGATCCAACCGGTTATTAACTACGGAGAAGTCGTGGAGGTCTAAACAAACTTTTTGCATAATTCTTCTGCCTTTCCCCAATAAGGAATATCAAACGCCTGAACTGCTCCTGGCTTTTTACTTTTATGTTGCTCTGTCGGATCTAGTGAATTTCTATGACTAAAAAATACTATGCCGGTGTCCGGCCAATACTGTACAGTTTTTCTTCTATCTATATCAGTTCCCTTCTCTTTACCAAGTTCTCCTATATGATTATCCGGATACTTTTCAAATCGTTCTTCCAAAGATTTAATAAGGAGTTCCCTAGGAGCAATCATACAAGCATTTGAAATGCGGTCTTTATAATAATAAAACGGTTTTCCCCATGTGAGAAGTCCCCACCTATGACCATCAAAAGCGTAGGTATCTAGTGGAGGTCGGAAAGCAAAGTGATCCTTGTGGTACAAGGTATCGTCTTCTGCCACCGCCACATACTGTCTGTTGGTTAGTTTAGCCCCTCTTAGTAATTGTTTATAAATGTTACTTACACTAGGTTCTTCGTCCTGAATTATGTTCCTTCCCCAATTTAAGGGTTTTTTTGAGATAGTTATAATTTCAGCATTTCCTATAGCCTCTAGCAAAACCGACTTGTGATACTCCGCCCACTCATCGGGAACTTTGTTAACTGTTAAAAATATAACTGCTAGGTCTTTGTTATCTGATAACATTGTAGTTGCACTCCTTACAAACCGGTATGTCAAAGTCGTAATTCCTGTGTTTATTTCTCATCCAGTTAGAACCCTCCCAAACTTCCTTAATAGATTGTTTGTTAATGTCCCCTAATATCTGTTTCCCATCAAAGTCCATACAGCAAGGTACAACCCGTCCGTCCCATAAGACAAACATTTGGTGGATCAAAACCCAGCAAGGAACCCTGTTCCCCTTTACCTCTAATGCAGAATGTCTAGCACCCGTCCAGTTAGAGAAGTCGCATATTTCCACTTTCCCGAACATCTTTTTAAAGTCCTCCACCTCGTTAATATTGTCCTCGTTCTTTACAAGAGACGCCCGTACCATGAAAGGTGCTTTACGGCGTGCCTCAAAGAAATTTTTGGTTACAGTTTCAAACTTCGGCCCTCTCATAATCTTAGCGTGGGTCTCCGGTGTGGTGGCATTTATACTAAAGTCCAGATATTCTATATTTTCGTAGCCAACGATCCTATCAACGTCTACAAATTCCCCGTTAGTATAAAGGGCAACTTTCACACCGGCGTCTCTCATATAATCAAGCCATTGCCATATCCTAGGAAAAACAAAAGGTTCTCCGTTCATAAATGGCGAGTACCTCTTGACACCCATTTCTTTGCCTTCTTTTATTATTTTGTGAAATAGATCATCACTCATAAAACCACCAGGGCGGGTCATGTCATATCTAGGACAAAAGGTACACCTGGCATTACAGGCGGTTGAAGATTCAAAGTTTATTTTACTAGGTATTTTCATTTTATTGCCTCAAAGTAACAAGTACCTCTGTCCCTTCTATTATCCACAGTAGTAAGAATTGGAAGTTTCGGTGTATATACTGATCTATTAGAGTCCTCATTAAAAGAGGAAAAACCTACCCTCTCAAAAACATTCTCTAAAAGGTCTTTACTAAAAAGGTTTATATTATTCCACCCCAAAAGGTAATCCAGGTCATATTTATACAATTCCACCATCGGACAGCCAAACCGCATGACACCGCCTTTTTTCAAGACTCTATACGCCTCTCTAAGACACGTTACAAGGTCGCGCCATGATAGTTGCTGTAAAACGTGCATACTAACGATACCGTCCACAAAGTTGTCCTCGTTATACGGCCACTTTTCCCCCAATTCAAATATCAAATCCAACTTAACTTTTTTGCCCCTAGGAGAAACCGTAGAACGGTCTATGTTTACAAACCCCTCATGGTAGTCCCCGCCACACCCTATGTGAAAAAGTGTTAAGCCTTCCATTTTGGCTCTATTTCCTTTGTAAAATAATCCTCCCATTGACTTAAAGAATACGTCCAGCAAGCCTCGTTGTTGGAAGGGTTCTCTTTTGTACCGTTGTTGTGAGTTCTAGGAAAGTCTCTATGCTTATGAGCGTGCCAGGTGTTTTTATTGACCATAAGTTTCCCACCGGCCTTCCATGTTTTAAAAACCATTTCGTGTGAGTCCTGATAATGAGGGCCGTAACCTTCGTTTTGTAATTCTCCTATGACATCGTCCCACCATTTGTGCGGCATGACCCAACAAGATCCCTGCATTGCCATAGATTCCTGTATAGGTTGAGTATCATCGCCGGCACGTTCCACTCCGGAGAACTTTCTTATTGTGTCACTAACCCGTACAATCTTTAACTTCATATAATCCACCGGAGGAATATCCATAACTTCCCATTTTTCTACATCTAAGAAGTATCTGCGCGGGGTTACTATCCAGTTTGGCTCGGTTTGTGTAGTTAATATCAGATCGTACTTGTCTCCAAACATATTGTGTTCGTCTGCCCTTAAAATGTACTCACCACGGGCTACACGAATACCGGCATTTATAGCTCTTCTCATTCCAACATTAGTTCCCAAATGAACTACACGCACTCTGTCGTCCTGAATAATAGGATCTTTAGGCCAGTAGCCGTCAAGAACCGGAATAATTTCCAGTTGATCGCCTAAAGCGGAGTTTTTTAATAGAGAATCAATAGTTTTGTGCAGTAAAGGGTCTTTATATGACGGAATTACACAAGAAAGTTTAATGTTTGCCACGAATTTAGCGTAATACTACATTTTACACTTCGCAATAGGTCAAAACCCTATTAAAAGGATGGGCTAAAGCTAGGTGATAGTGACGGACTGGCACTAGGTGACAAGCTGGGAGATTTACTCGGAGACTTGCTTGGCGATAGTGACGGACTAGCGGACGGGCTAAGACTTGGCGACAAACTCGGCGACTTGCTGGGACTCAAACTCACACTCGGACTCGTGCTTACACTGGGTGAAACGCTCGGCGACAAGCTCGGAGACTTGCTTGGTGACAATGAAGGACTCAAGCTAGGAGACTTACTTGGAGATAGTGAAACGCTTGGTGACAACGAAGCACTCGGAGAAATGCTAGTTGACCCACTCGGAGAGGTTGAGGCACTTGGCGACAAACTCGGTGAAGAACTCGGACTCAAAGAGACGCTTGGTGACGTGCTTGTTGAGGTACTTGGACTCCTGCTCGGCGACAAACTTGGACTCAAACTAGCACTAGGACTGACACTGGGACTAAGGCTTGGTGACAAGCTGGTACTGCTTGAAGGAGACTGACTCGGTGAAAGACTCGGTGACTTACTTGGAGATTTACTCGGAGACTTAGACGGGCTAAGACTTGGAGATTTACTCGGCGATTTACTCGGTGATAATGAAGGACTCAAACTCGGTGATAATGACGGGCTGTAAGACGGGCTAATAGATTGAGAAGGACTTCCAACTGCCGTAGTAGACAAATATCCCCAACTAGAAACCGACTCGTTACCCATGTTGTACCAAATACCCTCTTTACTATCTAGTTTTGAAATGAAAGTAGCACCTTTTTTAAAACCGGCTTCGTCTGTAGGAACAGTCTTACCGGAAGCAATAACAATCCTACCTCTTGAATCTCTTAAAACAACCTCGTTATACAGGTAGTCCTCTAAGGCTAAAAGAAAATCTGTTTCCCTTTGGTTCATCTGACCTTCGGGAATTGCCTGAATTCTATCAATTTCAACTTGTGTGCTATGTGGCAAATTTTCTTTTAGTTTGTAAGTAGACATTTTAAAATATTTCCTTTCGGAGTTACCCTCCGGTGTGGCGTGCGACTCCGGAGGGCAAACCCCTAATTATTCAATTTTTAGGCAATGTAGCAGTAAAGTTCTGCTAATGCTTTTCTACGCTCATCAGCTACTTTGGCTCCGTATACATATAGAGACTTGTATGCTTTACCGAAGTTTCCGATAAGATCCTCAATACCCTGCTCGGTCAAACCCATAGCAAAAGTAATTGCGGACTTGTGACCAGCCATCACATGATAGCCGTCTGTCGTAGAATCACCGGTTCCATCAATTCTGTCGTCTGATACTTCGTAAACATCAAACCCACAAAATCTCTTGGGAAGTAACCCATTCTGTACACCTTCTCTACCGGATTCACTACCAACCCCAACGTATTCTGGGGCTAACCTAATCAATGCTCCAACTTTAGCGGGAACTACTAACCAACGATTTTCTGCGGGAATTTCGTTATTGGTTAAGATAGTCTGCAATTCAGTAATTTTCTCAACGATATTATCGTGAGTTACTGCAACAGCAGTGTTTGCCTGAATCTCATAAGCGGCAGAAGAGATTGCACCACCCGTATAAGCAGAAGTTAAATCATCGCTATCGTCTTCAATCACGATAGTATCGGTGTCGGTAAAGGTTTTTATTCTGTACCACTTTGTATGACCAACTGCTTTAAATCCCATTCCAACCATTGTTGAGGCGAAAGTCATTCCGCCGGAACCTTCTACTACACCGGTTGTCGCGGTAATGTCTACTGTACCTGTATCGTAGACTGTACCAACTCTGTTTCCTGCGGCAACATCCCCATTAAGAGCAAGTACAAAAGTGTCAACAACTTTCTTTAGTTCGTTGGCTACCTGTGCCTTAATTGGATTTTCGGGATTTTTGATATACGAACGGAAAGTATCGTAATCTTTGATCTTGAAGTAGAAGTATTTAGCCTGATCTGTTACGAGTTGGCTATTACTCTCTGTGGGATCATCAGCTGTCATAGTCGCACCTGTGTAAGCGTGTGACGAGATAGCACCGAAAGTTAATACGTTGAGAATTGAGGATTTATTTTTAATTTCACCCTCATAATCACTATTGGTGATTGCATCAGAAACGGCGTTCTGATAGAAAATCTCCAATGCGGAAGACGCGAACGCTTCCATTAATTTTGTAGGATATGTGTCCATATAACTGTCCTTTCTAAATCAAATTTATTACTAGGACAGCAGTTCGTTGGACACGAGGTTAGCTAATTAAGCCCTTATATTTATAGTGTATGGAAATAGTTTAACAGATGTCAAGCCCCACATTAAACTTCTATCTTTATCTTGCCGGACTTTATAAGTTGTCTGTACATCTTTGGGTCTTTAACTCTAATGGTTTCTGCCTCTCCTGCGGTTATACCTAGTGGCTTTGGCGGTGTAGCAGAACCATTACCGCGACTTAGAAACAACGCACCCTTATTCTTTTTGACTGGGGTAAAATCATTCTTGTAAAGAAATGATCCAACCAACAAATCAAAATTCACCCCCCTTTGAGTTTCCTTCATAGCAAACTTTTTAAAGTCCTCCTCTTGACCTTCAAGACTTGGGTACTTAGTTATGTTCTCTTCGCTAGTAACAAACTCTTCAACCTTACTCGCCCATGTATCAATCTTTTTTATCTCCTCATACGCCTGGACGCGCTTGGTTTCTTTACGCTCTGTAATGAGAGTTCTTTTTAAAATGTTTTTAGAAAAAGTATCAAGGTCATCGTAGTCGG